AGAGGCACCGATCGCCGCCGCCAAGAAACGACCCTCGGCGTACGAGCCTGAACACCCGGGAGCTCCGAGACTAATGTTCCCCGCACTTGGGGTGGCCAATCCGGCGCCTGCACCACCACCACCTTGAACTCTGAAAATAACCGAAGTCATCCCAGGGGTGGGCGTATAGGTGCCACTTGCCAAGAAGACCTGCGGCAGCCCCATAAGACGCCCGGTCGCCTGACCAAGCTGCATGGCGTGGCCGGCAGCAGTAGCAGCGCCAACGCTCAGGCTAGTGTTGAATATTGGCGCAAGGCCGTGGAGCGTAGAGTTAATGAGCGGGGCTGATGCCAGCGCGGCAATACTGCCCGCTGTGATGGTGGTTTGGCCGAATGCCACCGTCACCACATACAGGCCGACGTAACCCGCGTCAGGAGCCGGGGTTACCTGGCTGCCGGTGGTCGCCGAGGCGCCGGCTTTGACGGCAACGACCGCCGCGCCCTTGCGAACGGTGTTCTGGGTCAGGCCGTTGTTGCCCATACCGCTGTATGGAAGCGCCGGGTTTGCGGAGTTGTAATAAGGCAGCAGGACCGGCGTAGCGTCGGCATCCTGATAAGTGACCTGAACAAGATAGTTGATGGACTGGCCAGTCGTGCCGGGCGCGGGGCAACTGAGCGTGACACCGTCGAGGAGGATCCCCTGCTTGAGAATCGTGTGCGTGGTGTCCGCCGGAAGGGTCGAAAACGCCAGAGCGTCAATGGTGGTCAGGCTGTAGATCTCACCGGGCGCACAGAGCACCTGAAGCGATGCCGGACCGGTCGGCGTGACGGCAAATCCGCTGGCCATGGTGCTCGTACCCAACAGCGCAGACGCCAGCTTGGCAGCGCCAATCATGGAATCCTTGGTCATCTGCAGCAGGGTGGTTTCTGGCAGGAGCTGGCCAGGGTAAATGATCTGTCTGTCCATGGAATCCCCAATAAAAAGCCCGCTCAAGGCGGGCTATAGAGTTGAATGAGTGGAGTTAGTTGGTGATCCGATACCAGACCGTCGAACCGTACATCTTTGTCTGCTCGATCGCGGCGACGATATCGGCGTCCGATACGGGCGGAGCCAGCTGGGAAGACGGAACGACCCAACTGGTAAGTGAGAGGCCAAACCAGTTGGTATGAATGCCCGGCAAGTTTCCAGGACCAGAGCCAATCGGCCGGTAAGCGGTGACAAATGCCTGATATGGGCAGCTGGTCGAGCCGACGGGGCCTGCAACGCCCAGATAGAGAGTTGCCCCAAGGCATCCGCAATCATCCGGCTTGGCGGGCTCGATAATCAGTGGGTGCCGGCCAGTCAGGTCGAACAGCACCTGATCAAGTCCGTGGCGCGTGGCGCGCTCCCTGAAAATGTTGATCAGGATCCGGTTCCGATAACTGGTGTCCAGCTGTCCGGAGAGCCTGATCAGGTTGTTGCCGAAGAAATCAAGGCCGATCAGATCAAGCCACCCATCAGAGGCCGTCTTGATTCGCGTTTGATCTTTTGCGTAAAGGTAGAGGGTGAAACCCCAGGAAAGCGCCTGAGCGTAACCCCACAAAAGCGCATCTCTGACCGGGTTGCTATCACCAAACCAGCCAATAGGCAGCAGGTTTTTCAGCCGGCCGAACATGTCCGCCTGGTCGCCAGTACTCATTTAAGCCACCACCACTGTGCCTGGTCGGATGACCTGTTTATTGGTTGCGCCGATATCGGCCGTGCCGCCATTGAGCAGCACGCCGGAGACGTTCGTGATGGCCGGACTCACCCCGTAGGCAATCGCCGCGAGCTGCGTAAACGGCAATATCTGACCCAGGCTCAGTTTTGAGATATAGGCCTGGATGGCCGCGGTGACATTGGCAACCACCACGCTGTGCGTGACGCTGGCGTCAGTGGTGATAGTCATGCTGACGTTGGCCGCGACCAATACCGGGGCAAACACCCCGTACCGGGTGGTAAACCCACGAACCGACTCGATGGCGGCGGCGGCCGACACCAAAAACGCCCCGGAAGGCGCCCCGCTGCCGTCATCCACTACGGCATAGAAGTACCCATACAGTGTGTTTCCGCTGTAGTCCTGATTCTCTGTGAGGGTAAAAGACACGCCAGGCTGCATCGAGGACAGCGCATATGCGATAGCGGCTTTGGTCGCTTTTGACAACGACTGAACCCACAACACAAACCTGGCGCGAAACGCCGAATCGCCTTCTGGGTCAACGCCATTGGTGAAAACTGCAGCGTTTGTAACCGTATCCATCCCGCTGATGCTGCCAACGATAACCGTGACCGTGCCAATCAAGGCATTCCCCGCCGCGCCTGCCGTGCTGGCTATGACCGGCACTGTTACCGATGCGGTGCCGGCCGGGACCAGATAGCCGCCCAGTGTTGCGTTATAGAGCGCATTGGTGGTGTCGATCGTCACCGCATACTGCTGCGAGCCGTCAGTCGAGCCGACCAGAGCGCCAATAGGCACAAGCGCCGAGTTGGTCGGCGTAAAACGTGAATAAGTCACGCTTCCGGTGGCGAAACTTGCAGAAAGACGGAAAAATCCAAAGTCAGCCATCCAGCTGTCAAGGTCGGCGCCGGAGGATGTAGAGGCTCGAGTCGTGGCCAGCAGCGTGACAATCAGCTGTTGAAGCCATTGCAGGATGCTGGCGTTACTTTCAGTGATGGCCCGCAGAAGCGAGCCAATGGTGAAGTCAACGAGACCGGCCGCGCGCCCTTGAATGGCGGTTACCTGGTCCCGCACCAGCGTGGTGAAGTCCTTGATATTGAGCGATGCCATATCAGCGATTTACCTCGAACGAGAGCGTCACCGGCTCGCCTAGCGACGAATCGGTGTAGCCGATATTGACGGAGAGTGTGTTGTTCGACGGGGTGACGGAGATCACTGGCGCTGGCTTCTTCGATACGCAGTCCTCGAGCAGGATTTGCCCGCGAATCAGCGCGATGATCTCGGGGACGTTTGTCAGCGCCCCCACAAACCGGCCCAGGCCTGCGCCGTAGGTTGGGTGGAACAGGTAATCGCCAGGGTTGGTGATCAGGCGGCGCAAGATGCGTTGTTTGCCGCGCTCCATGCCCTCCACCGGCGAAAGGCTCCCGGTCGGAGACAACGAAAGGTCGTCGCCGACGTAATGGTTGAGGTCTTTCATGGCACCGGCACTCCAGAAGTACCGCCACCAGTGGTGACGCCGCTTGTGCGGTGGGTTTTCAGGCTGATCGTGTCGGCCTTGACGTCACCGCCCGTTACCACAATGCCGGTTGTATCCGTCACGGTCAGGGTGTGATCCATCGTGACTGGCCCGCCGGAGAAGTTGTGCTGCGGGGCGTTGTAGTTGATGGCCACGCCAGAATGCAGGGAGACCGTGCCGTCATTGTTGAACTTGAGGGTCGATCCGCTCGAGTGCACGATCCAGGTCTCGCCGCTCGGCACCGGTGGCGGTGTATTTGTGTCGTTGAAGTAGCGACCTGTGATGCTGCCGAGGTTGGGGTCGCCGTTGTCGAAAGAAACCTCGACCTCATCACCGATCTGCGGGCCGACCACAACGCCCCAGCCATTCCCGACGCCCAAGGCATCCAGCTGAATCCATCCAGTTTCAAGGCCTTCGGGCTGGATCGTCACCTTGACGCTGTAACTGCCCTTGTCGTAGCTGGAAATCACCCCCTTGCGCGGGTATGTGTCGCCGCTGCGCTGGAACTGGCGCTGCTCGTTCAGCAGCTGGCTCATTGCGCTCATGGCAGCACCATTGAATTGGGGTTATGGTTTTTGGCCGTTACGCTCATCGTGTAACCACCCTCAAAGCTGAGGGAACGGCGAACCGAGTCGGCGTAATACAGCTGGTCAAAATCAGAATTCGTGCCTTCGACACGGATGATCGTGTTGGGCATGAGAATGTTGTCGCCAGGCAGCGAGCAGCCAATCCGCATTTCGTGATCGGTGATCTGCTTGTGCAATTTCTGCGCAAGCTGTTGAGCGGCCTGCCGATCCAGTCCGCTGCGCACTACGCTGTAGACCTGTCGCTTCGGAGTGGCGTTGCCGGGTGCGATGCCCTTGGCGCTGCTGTTGGGGTACGTCTCGGTGTAAGCCTTTCCGCCTTTCCAGGAGCGAACCGAAACGGTCACACCCTTGGCCAGGGTCAAATCACGTTCAACGTCCAGGCCTTCCGTGGTGTTGCACATCGGGTAGGCGAGCGCGCCGGGTTGAACCCAGCGGATCAGGTATTGATCCGTCGTCGCGGGGTCAAGCGCGGGCTCGTAATGCAACTCGTTGCCCACCACGTAGGTTTGAAACCCGTCCATGCCGGCGAAGTAGGAAATCAGATCCCACTCGGAGCGCTCATCATTGATATGGGTGTGGTCAAACTTGGTGATGGCGCCCACGCTGGTGGTGGTCGGCGTTACAACCGGCGTCAGACCGTGCCGCGCGGCCAGCATGTTCGCCACCTGACTGGTGGTGTAGTTTGAAAACTTCTCGCTGGTTTTTGTATCGATCAACTTACTGGTGTAATCCCGACCGTCGACGGTCACCTCGAAGCGCGACATGCTCACGATAGGCTTATCTACTCCGCCGATGATCAGGGTTTTCCAGTTCACCGAGGCTTGATCGATCAGCCCCACTGAAATGGTCACCTCGATCGCCGTTTGCTGGCTCCACCAGCGCACCGTGTTCATCGGCTCTGGCATCCCGGTCAGCGGGAAGGTCGCCGAAAAGGTGTCCGCCGAATAGAACGAGTTGCTGTCGACGTAGAAAGAGGAAAACGGCACCTCAGTGCCATTGAGCAGCACGCGCCCTATGACCTGTCGCGCGCCGGGCGTGACGTCGGCTTCGTTCAGGTCCATTACTCACCTATTGGGATTTTGATCGTCTGGATGCCGTCGAGCTGAGGATCGGCGATGTTATTGACCTGGCCGATGACCGGCCATTGCGATTGATCGCCATAAGCATCGGCGGCGATCTTCTGCAGGCTTGAGTTGCTGGTCGTGACGCTTGACGTGCCATTGGCCAGCGGGCCTGAGAGCACGTTTTTTTGCAGGCGACCCAGAACGCTTTGCATCTGATACAGCGGCGCCAGCTGGGTCAGCGCCGCGCCTTGGCGAAGCACATTGTTTGCCGCGGTAGAGACCGGGTTACCCGGGATCAGGCCGCCCAGCGTGGTGATGTCGTTGATCGACGCCCCGACCTGGGAGATGGTCGACTGCACGATAGCCTGAGCGGCCACCAGCGGGCGAATCACCGTCTGCACCGTGTCGATGGTTGCATTGGCGAAGCCCTGGACCTGCGAAACAGCATCCTTCACCGCGGCAATGCTGCTGGTCACGGCGTCGGAGTTGATGATACTGGAAAGCCCAAGGGCCTCGCCGACGTCACTGTTCACCAGTGCATCCAGCGTGCCGGACAGCGCATTTTCGGTGATCGGCGCATCAAGCCGGTCGATGATCGTCAGCTCAATGCTGTAGCGGCGCCGGTATTCAAACTCGAAGACCGGAACAAAGTTGGAAATCAGCACGCTGAAGTAGTAGGAGCCGATATTCAGCGACAGCGGCTTGCCTTCGTTGCGCAGTGTCTCCAGTTCGGTGACGCGCTCCTGCGCTGTCGCCCCAATGATCCATCCTGACCACGAAATATTGTCGTAGTCGACCCCCATTACATCAATGACGCGACGACCACCCACCAGCTTGTGAATCACCAGCTGCTGTTTGCCGGCGCCTGGGGTGGTGTACTCGGGGACCTCAAGTCCAGAGAACTCAAAGTCACCTAGGATCACCCGAGTGGCAAAGGGATCCCCGTCCGGAGCGAAGTTGTCCAGAAAGCTTGTAAAGCTCATTGTTTAGTTCCTCGGGACGACTTGGCTTGAAGTGCCTGGCCTCAACATGCTGCGAGATGGGTCGAAGCCTTGCGTGCCGGTGTTTGGCCGGCCAGCTTCGCGCGCCTGGTGCAGGGTTACCGACTCGCCAACCTTGCGACCGTCGAGCAGGATGCTGCTGTGCACCTGAATTGGCATGTTCTGCTTGGTAGGGATTGGCACAACCAGCTTTCCACCACCGTCACTGCCGCGGAAGCTGTCAGCGAACGTTGTTTTGGAGATCTGCAAGGAGGCAGGCAGGATTGCGTTGGCGCCGGCAATCAACGTGTTGAAGATTGTCTGCCAACCCGTGAGAAAGAGCAGCGCGAACGACTTGAACGCCCCGCCAATGTCACCGTTAAACAGCTTGGTGAAGCCCGACTTGAGGTCGCCCCACATCAGCTTCAGCGCCTTACTCACCTCATCCCAGTTGTTCCACAGCAAGAGTGCCGCCACGGAGAGACCGATGATTACGAGCCCAACCGGGCCCAGCATCAGCGCAAGTGGCGAAATCATGAAGTACAGCGCTTGCCCAATCAGCCGGATCGGCGACAGGAATGCCATCAGGAAGCCGCGGACAAAGCCGGACGACATGATGAAACCAGCCATGGCCTTGGCAAAATCCAGGCCGAAGACCAGCAAGGTGGTGCCGAATCGCGCAATGGCCGGGATCAGCGGGGCCAACGCCGTGCTGGTGACGAACATCATGGCCTGGCCGAGCAGCCAGAAACCGCGTCCGGCCGCGATGATCATGTTCAGCAGGCCGCCCGCAATGAGGAAAGCCGACAGTCCCATTAGGGCGTATGTCAGTGCCTTGACCTTTTCAGGATTGTCCTTCATCCATGCGGTCATCTTGATGATGGCGCCACTGATTGCCTCAACCGCCTTGATGGCCAACGGCAAAATCACTTCGCCCAGTGCCAGCAGCAAATCATTCCACTTCTTCGCCAGCTCGATTTCCTTGCCGGCCAACGTGGTCTTGGCGTTCTTTGTCAGCTCGTCGATGCCGGCGGCGCCGGCGTTGAGCTTCATGTTCTTCTGAATGTTGGCTTGCTGAAGGTACATCGTCGAATAGAGCTGCGAAGCGGTTCGGTTGGTGAAAATTGCACCGATTTCGTTGAGGATCGCCTGTTTGTCGGTGATGCCTTTGGCAGCAAAGGCCGGCAGCATCACGCTCTGCATCCACTTGAATGGGTCAGCCACCATCAGGTCGCTGCCAGCAACAGCGCCGGGCTTGATCTGCTTGATGTTGCCGATCTTGTCGTAATCGACCTTCTTCGCGTCCAGCATGCCGATGCGCATCAGCTCATTGGCGGCCCGCTGCGTAGTGCGACCCTGGACCAGGTTCTGATAGGCCGACATCAGGCCTGTACCGACTCGTGAGCCACCCATTTCCTGAATCAGCGGCTCCATGCCGTAATAGAAGTTCTCATCCTTGATGCCTTTGGCCGCAACGCCACCGGTTTTGATGAAGTTCAGAAACTCGTTGGCCCCGACCCGGCCGCCGGTCGCGGTCTGGACTTGCTGGACCATGTTGGCCTGCTTGGTGAAGGCCTCTTGGCTGGCCAGGCCGCCACGCATCTCGATGACTTTGAGCATGTCCATGAAGGCCCGGTCTTTCATGGCCCCGCCTTCATCGCCATAAAGGGCGGCGTTGGCGAATTTCATCTTGGACAGCAGCGGAACTACCATTTTGGCTTCGTGGAAGTCACCGAACACGGTCTGAGCATCGCGCAGCAGGCCGAGGTTTTCGCGAATACTGGTGCCGTAGGTGTCCATGCCTTTGGCGAAGGTCACGGCGTCGGCCGTCACCTTGTCGCCCAGGCCAAGGGAGCGAAAGCGCTCTACCTCGTTCTGGAACTTCTTGGCCTCGTCGAGCGGAGCCTTGAACATCATTGCCAGGCCCAGGCCGCCGGCCACCATCGCGCCGCCGATAGCCGCTTGCTTGCCGATCGAGGACAGCTTGGCGTTGAGTTTGTCGACGTCCTGGCCAGTGCTCGCCAAGCTTTTGCTGATGAGTGCCATGCCGGCGCTGACGTGGTTGATCAGCGACAGCTTGACAGCGACGGAATATGCTTCGGCTGTCATAATGACATTCCCTTTTGTGGTGGTGGATCACATGGCAGGTAATCAGCGCACGTATCAGTGGGTGAATGGCCGCATTCAGGATGTTGGCTCGCTGCGGGCCATTGATCCGCCCGAAGCCAGGCCGCGACCTGCATTCAAGAAAAAGCCAGTCATGGGAATCCAGACAGGCCTGTTCGTATTCACCTGCAGCAGCTTGATTCTGGTTTTTGCCGTTCCGGCTCTGCTCTTTGTGCTGTTCGTTATCTATTCAGTCGTCTTCGGGTGAGCACATGAGAAAAACATTGATCGTCATGGCATTGGCCGCGCTCTCAACCTCGGCGATGGCTGCCGAACTCACGCTGAACGGCGAGTACGGCTGTGAAGACCAGACCACGCAGCGTTCGCGTCAGGTGCTGATGCAGAACATCGTGTCGGACAACCCGCATTACGTGGCGCAACGCGCAGAGATGCGCGAATCGCTGGTTAACCTTTCGACCTACATGTGCAAGCCGCTGACTGGGCAATTCAAGGTGCTGCAGCGTGATGGCGCCTACGCCCTGGTGCAGGCCAAGCCAGTTCCGCTATGGGTCACGGAGTAGAGTCGTAACCCAGCGAGGGGTGGATTGCTGAGCCGCCAACCAAACCTGAGACGGTAGCCATTCCCAGTATTCGCCGGATGTATTCCTTGTTGCGAAAAACCGCCGGCCCCATCACTGGGCGTGCCGGCATCTTTGGCGTGCCGAATTCGTGATAGACCATCTTCTCATCGGTTGAGCCAATGACCGTTTCCAGAGCGTGCGTGGTGTGCGTGATGCTTTGCTGCATCTCGCCACTGGCCAGCAAGGGCGCATCGGCCGGATATCCCATCCTGGTCTTGTGCGCCTCGGTGGAGTCGGCAAGGTCCGCCCAAGCCGGGAATGGGCCAATACCTGCCTGGTAATGGCCTATCTCGTCCTTTGCGGTCTGCTCAACCTTCACCGCGCACTTCTCAAGGCCCTCATGCAGGCTGACCAGTAACGCCACCTCTTGCGTGGCCATGTGCAGCGCCAGCGCGCCAAGGCTCTTGAATTCCACGGTCATTTCCTCTCGTCAAACTGCAGGCTCGACCAATTCCAGTCGCCGGCGCCTTCGAATTCGGAAAACATGATCGAAAACGCCATACGCTCGTAATCGGCCAGCAGCTCGCAGTCAAACACCCGATCAAAAGGAACCCCGTTCTTCACCAGCCAGCATCGGCTGCGAAAATCGGGGTCCTCTGTCAGTTTTTTGCGGCGGCCTGCTCAGAGCTGAGCTCTGCCTTGGTGCTTTCAGCGTCGGCCTTGGCTTTGGCGGCCTCATATTCGGCCAGCATGTGCTGCTCAATCGCGGCGTAGCCATCATCACCCAGCTCGGCCAGCATCGCGTCGATCTGTTTTTGGGTCTGCGGCAAGCCAAAGCCCACGTCGTCGATGAAGACAACGGCGGCGGCCGGAAAGGCAAACATGCCCATGTACATGGTGTTGGCGGCCACATCGGCGCCGACAGCCATGATCACGCGCGACTTCTGAAGCGGGTCCAGGGTGCGCAACTGAATGGTGCGACCGCGACTGTCCTGAATCGACACGAATTTCGGTTTCTGGTCGACGTGAACAGGCGCAGCGGGTTCGGTAATTTTAACGGTAGCCATGGGTAAAGCCTCTGGTCAGTGAGTCGTCAAGGAGCATGGCGTGCGGGGTGACGAGTCCCGCGCCCTGCGTGCCGGGCTGCCATGCAAACAAGGTCAAACCTTGAGGCGGCGGCGAGCAGTGAACGACATCGACTGATGAATAGTCTTGTCGCCTTCCTTCTTGCCGGCATCCTCAAGCTTCAGGATTACGTGGGTGTAGCGCCAGGTTGTGACGCCGCCGCCGACTTCCTGAATGGTTTCGGTGATGGTCGCCGGGTTTTGGTTGACGCCGTTGTAGTAGTCGCTTTCAAACTGCGCCCACCAGTCATCGAGGGTCGAATCGACGCGCTCAGCTTCAAAGGTGCCGGTCCAGCCTTTCGGGATCATCAGTTCGTCGGTCAAACCGTTGAGCGGGGTGATTTCCTGGTTGGTCACCTTCGGCTTGGAGTCGAAGTTCATCAGCTTGCTGAGCCGAATCGGCCCGGTCGGGGTGTTGATGTCGATCGAGACGTCCTTCCCCGTGTTGTATCCACCTTGCATGGCGTTCTCCAAATAAAAAACCCGGCTCTAGGCCGGGCTGGGAAGTGATTCAGCGCTTAGGTGCGCGGCGTGGCGGACGCAACGATCGTGACGGACTGGCCCGCCTCGAGATTGACGAGGAAGTAGCGGATCACGGACAGGTACTTGACCTGCACGTCAGCCTGCATGTAACCCAGAGCTACGCGGGCGTCCGGGTTGTTCGCTGCATCGAGCTGGACCGAGAATGCCGGGCCGCCGTTGACGTCGCCGATCATTCCTTGCTGGACCAGCGTTTGCAGGAAGCTTTCCATGGTCGACTTCGTTTCGCGGCGCACGTCCGGCGTTTGCAGCCGGCCGATCGTGCCGCCGAAGCTTGCGGCGATGGTCAGCGAGATGAAGTTCGTCATCCGGGTGTAGTTGTCGCCGTTCACCGAGCCGTTGCTGGAGCAGTTCAAGCCGGAGCGATGGCCGAAGTAGCTGCCGCCCGGGCAAGGGTTGGTGATGACGTCCAGGCGCGCGGCGTTGATCGCGCCGATTTCGGCGATGCTGTACGGCTGCTGCGACAAGTTGCGCTGAGTCGATAC